TAATAATACTGCTGCCATGTGTTTAACCTTGTGTGTTTGTTTGTATAGCGTCTACGTAAAGTACTTGAGATTGTTCAATTTCTAAAGTTACATTTAAACCAAAAGCACGAATGATTGGTTTGATTGATTTAATCAACAAATTTTGTTTAGGCACAATTACTGTACCTAAAAAGTGTGCCCATGCAGTTTCAATTTCAGCTGCATTGCTTGAAAAACCTGCAGAATCTTTAATACCTAAAAGTAGAGGTGAAGTAATGTGGTGTGCTGTCAGTACTCGAGACGAGATACGCTCTTCTAACGTACTGTAATACGTGTCATTTGCCGATTGAATTGGTTGAAATGTTGGTTCTTGACCTGGTTCTGAGAAAGTTAACCAGAAACGACCAGCATTATCTTCACCACTAAATGTGTTTTTAATATCGTTATAGATCTCAAGTCTTTCTTCTTCAGTTGGTTGACCATTTCTAAAATTAATAGCCAAAGAAGGTGACAATCCATTGGATATGTTAGAGTTATGAAAACGCGAGATACGAATATCTAATTCGCAGTCATTTAAAGCACCAGAATAATCAGGTAATGGATAATACTCATTACCTGGCGTGTAATCTTTAAAATAAAAAATTTGCGATGCATTTTCTTTTTTGTTGTCTGTTCTATCAAAAGATTTGTACTCTAATGGTACGTATTTGCGTGTGTTTGACCAATCAGTTGAGTAGAAGTATGTTTCTACATCTCCATATTCATTGCATTTACCAGAACGTACTCTTTCAAATGGAATATGATAAATTTCTACTACAGCGTCTGATGCTTTATTCCAAATTATATTTACACTATATCCACCGTGAATTGCATAATCAGAAACTACTTTATCAAATACTTCATTTAAGGTTTCACCTTTTTGATTTAAAATCGTGTCACCATAGTCTTTAAAACCTTGACCTGTGGTAGCAGCTGAAATAGCTTGTATACACGTTCTGTGCATCGATGAATTGTTAAAAATATCGATTAATTTTTTAGGAAATAGGTTGTCTTCACCAAAATACATCCAATCTTTACCTTTTACTTCTGTAATTTTAGGTAAATCGAATGCTTTGAATGAAAATCCTGTTATTTGTTCTGATTTCATAAATTATTATTAATTTTCGAAGTAGACAACAGCTTCTCTGTCATCGTTGTTTGAAATATATGTATTGTTTTCAGGGGCAGCTGAAATTACTTTAACTAACCCAGAATCTAAAATAGTCCCAAATTCAATTGAACGTAATTGATATGAAAATATACCATTAGCCTCGGGGTTATTAAACCAAAACTGGGGCAACTCTAATTGATATTGAGTATAACGTTCGTTAGTCTGAATAAAATACGCTGGAATAGGTGCAGCACCTTCAGGGAATGCTCTATTAGTAAATTTACTAGTTATAACAAATTCAACGCCACTTGGTATGTCAAGTACGTTTTTGTTTATGTATATGTATGGATTTAAATCGATTATCTGTAGAAACATTTTTCAACATATTTGTTTATATCTGTAAATATAAAAAACATACAAGTTGTCAGAAATAAAAAAAGGAAGCCATAAAGACTTCCTTTTTATTTTTAATAGTTATTTCTATTACTCACCAACTAATGCGCCAGCTACTTCGTATGAAGGATCTGGCTCAAAGCCTGTTAGTGTAATGTTATAGCCATTCAAATCGCCATAGGCCACACCTGTTTGTGCAGAACCAGCCGTTAATTCAGCTCCACGAGTAATACCCGCTGAGAAAAATTTACCGTTGTTGTCCTTTACAACTACCAAAAGATTAGTCGCTTGTCCTAATAATTTGATGATGTCTCTTTTAGCACTTTCTAACTTTCTGAAAATAATGTTAACATCTTGTTGGTAGAAGATACTACCATTTTCAGAACTTGCAGTTGAAGTTTCTGTAAAAGATGATGTTTGTTTATTGACAGCAAATTTAAAAAAATCTGAAGAAGCTACAGCATTGCCATCGTATGAAATTGCGGTTACTTTACCTGCAGTCTCAGTGATTGTAGCAGGAGCTGCAACTACTGACGCAATGTATACGTACTCAATACCACCTTGGTTGTCGCGGCATCCTAAATTTTCGATACCAGCTGTTAAAATACATGCCATAGTTTTAATTAATTTTTTTTAGATTATGCTAAATCGTTTGTTGCGAATTGATCAATGTTTACTGCTAAAATACCTTCTCTGAAAGCAATTTTAACTTTAGTTACATCGTTAGAAGCATCCCAGAAGATGTTCATTGCAGATGCATCTGATTCTAAACCAGTACCAAAGATGATATCAGCTTTACGTCCAACGAATACTCTGTTTGAACCTACTAAACCAGCAGATTTTACTACAGTTACGTTAGTTCCAGGAATGATAATTTCTTTAGTATCTTCAGATGGAGTATAGTGATACAAGTTTTGTGCAACTAAAGCTCTTGATAAAGTTCTAAAGTTAGCTGGAGAAACGAACATTACTAAATCATCAGCGTCAGCTGATTCAGCACCAACTGCGTCAATTAAATCTAATGCTTGTTCGATTGCGTTTTCTAAAGTCCAGATTGCAGCACCTGCAGGTACGTTTGCACCGTTAGCACCAGTAATTTGAGCTTTTAAACCATCAGCAACACCGTCACCTTTCATAATAAATTCAGAAATAGATTTTTGAACTTTTTTAGTGTAGATGTCAGCTAAAGCTGCTTGCAATTCGTTAGGAATTTCTTCTTGACCGTATGCAGATGGGTTCATCTTCATTGCCATGTAAACTGAACGTAAATCTTCAGCACACATTTGTGTTTTAAATTGTTTGTCTCTGATCACAATGTTGTGAGGAGTTAATGTTACTTGTCCGTCAGATGTCCAACCACAAGTTAAATCGCCAGCTAAAAAGTCAGCGTCTAATTGTGTTACTTGAACAGTACCTGCAGCAAGAGCTGTACGAACTGAAACGTAGTTTAACTCGTTAGTGTTCAATACAGATTTAGAGATTAATTCGTAGCTCAACTCATCAGTAAATGGAGTTAAAGCGTTTAAATCGAAACCGTAAGCCATAATAATAGGGGTTTGTTTTTAGTTATTTAGTTTTCTTTCTCAAAGAAGATAAAAATTCGATTCTAGCATTAGTGTTAGATTCTTCTACCTTTTTAAAATTGTTTTTGATTGGTTGAGCAGCTGGTTCGCCTTTGAAAGCTGAGAATTCAGCTTTGTGTGCTTCCAGTTCTGCCTTCAATGCAGTTACTTGATCTACTAGTGGTTGAATAGCATTTACAACGCCTTCAATTGAAAAAGTTTCTTCAGCTTCAGCCTCAACTTCTACTTCTACAGTAGGTTCAGCTTCTGCTTCTTTCTCTTCAATTTTAACGATGATACCCGCTTCATCTACAGTAATGATCATTGACTCTTGAGTTTCGTGAATGCCAGCAGGAGCAGGTATTTCACCTTCAGGAGTTACAACCATCAATGCAGTGCCTTCAACTAATTCACCTTCTGTTTTTACAACAGTACCATCGATTAAAATGGCCTCAGCGAATGCAGTTTCAGTTAACCCTAGCATCACAGATAATTTGTGATAAGCTTGTTTTGCAGTCATGTTTTGTTAGTTTTTTTTAAAAATTACGTAATTTGGAGCTAAACTCCGTAAAGAAGTATATCCATTGTATATATTGACAAAAGTTTTAATGCAATTCAATAAAAAGACCTTCAACTGATAGACCTTTTAATCTTCCTTCTTTGATTTTTTGCCAAGTTTCATCATCATTGATACGATATGAGAGAATCCATGTGCCAATAGGTAAATTAAAGCCATATTTAGCAGATTTATCAAATTTAGGGTCGACAATAATCCAAGATTCAAGTAAAGTATTACTAGCCACGACGTCACCATTATGATTAACATCAGTATTATTTTGATACGATTTTTTAAAGAAACGTTCTGCAATATCTCTAATAGTTTTTTTCGTAAAATACACATAATATAATTCACCAGTTTCTTCATCTTGTCGTAATATAAATTTATTTGGGATCATAGCTGGTGCTATAATAATGCGTTGATCAGCATCTTCAATTGCAAAACCTAATTTAGTAAATCTTGCATTATCTGGAACTGAGCCATTAGGACTAGGTGCATCTTGGTTATTACTCAAACCTGCTGCACCATTTGCTGGTCCTTTATTTACGTAAACTTCTCGACCATCTTGTTGTGTAAAGACTTGGATTTCATTCCAATAGTGTCGACAATTTTTGCCCGACTTCCACTCTAATAAAGGATTTGAGTCTGCGCCGTGTGCATCAGTTCTTTCACCCGTAGAAATGTATTCACTCGTGTTTAGTGATGCCATTTGTTGTAATTCATCTTTGGTATAAAGACGATTTAGTCTCAACATAGCTTTACAGAAATTGCGCTCTGCACTTGGACCAGCATATTGATATTTTGTAACTACAGATCTGTTAGGACCAGCTAATGCATCTAAACCAGCTAATCCTTTTAGATAATCACCTAATGTAGCAAATTCTGTTTTACCTAATTCTAACCAAACTGCTTCAACGGATAATTCTTGACCTAATACTTCGGCCATTTTTAAAATACTTTCTTCTTGCTCTACAGTTAATGCCATTTTATGATCACACAATTCAACTTCTTTTGTGATATCTGTTAATTCTTTTTTAAATGCAAAGAAGTCAACTTCTATCGCGGGCTGGTCTACAATCGATACGACAGATACACCAGCTTCTTCTGTGTCTAATTCGTCATGGTTAATAACTAATTCAACAATTTTTTTAATGGGTCTCATGATAATTTATTATAATTTTGCTAATCTGTTAATTTTGGCTGTTGCCTCTTGACTAGATGTCATATCATCTGATAAAACAAAAGTCTTGATAGGTACGTTTAATGAACTTTGTACTGAAGACTGTAATTCTGTTATTGAAGGAACAATACCGCCGTCAGCAAATTTAGGTCTAGCTACAGAGTTTAGTGACATAGCCATTTCAGCTACGCCAGGTTGAGCCATAGCATATTTATTAATTATAAATTCACCGCCTTCTGCTTCAATAGCTACTCCGCCAGCCGAGTGCGAATTACCAACAATCATACCACCAGTAGCCGCTTTAGGTGGCTCAACTGACATGATTTGTTTTACTTGTTTTAAACCTAATGCAATTTGTACACCTGCTAAAACGGGTTTCAAGAATGTTGGTACAATTGTAGGATCTTTCATAACTTGTGAAGCTGCCAAGTAAGTATTGATAGTAGCTTGCGCAATTGCTGCAGCTTTACCAGCTGCTGTTTCTTTACCAAGTAAATCTGATATTGAACCAAATGCACCCGCAGCAACAGCTAAAGTTCTTTCAGCGGCTGCTTTTTTATTTTTTAGACGTAAATCATCATAGAAAGCTTCAATTTTAGTTCTTTCTTCTTCATTACCTTTTAATTTTTCTAATTCTGCTAAAGCTTTAGCTTCTTCTGCTGCAATACGAGCATCTTCAGCCTCAAAAACAGTCTCAGATCGATCGATTTTGTATTGATCTAATAATGCATCTTTAGCTACTTGATTTGCTAGGGCTTGTTCTTTACGTTTATTAGCATAAAACTCTTCGATAGTGTCTTGAGCTTTTAGATACTCTTCCTCAGTCGATAATTTTTCATCTAAACGTTGTTTAGCTTTAGCTAATGCATCAGCTTCTTCAGCATCTGTGATAGCTTTGGTATCAGTATATGTTTTCTCAGTCATTTGGATTTTATAACCCAATAACCATTCTTCTTGTGCTTTTACTCTGTCTTTTTCTTTTTGAGCATCTTCCTCAGACTTTTTAGTTTTATCTTCGTTAGCTTTAGCTACAGCTTGAGTTTCAAGTACAGCGTATGCCGCATTTAATTGCTTGATTTGTTGAGCAGTTGCACCTTTTTCTTTTAACATCTTTAGATCAGCCTCTTTTTGGGCTAATACGGTGCGTCTGGCGATCTCAACAGTATCAGTTAATTGTTTATCTTGTAGTTCTTGTAACTTGTCAGCCACAGCTTCTGCATTCTCTCTGCGCTTGTTTTCTGCTTCTATAGCTTTTTCTGAAGTCTCTTTACGTTTAGCAGCTAATTCTTCTTGTGTTTTCTTTTCCTTTTCTGCTCTTTCTTTGTCTTTTTCTGCTCTTTCTTTGGCTTTTTCTGCAGCTTTTTGTTGTACTTCGTCAATGTTAAACGTAGCTTCTTTGATTTTCTTTTCAGATATACCTAAAGCAGCAACCATATCACCAAAACCTTCAGCAACAAATTCAAGTACATTGGCAAATGCATTAAAAATAGGTAACGCTACTTTTTCTACAAGAGCTAAAATAGGACCTATAATTTTTGAAAAGGCACTACTAATTTTGTTTAATGTGGCTTGACCTTCAGCTGTTGAGCCTAAAGCCTTTTTCATCAACATAAATGCACCAACGATACCTGCAATAACTGCAAGTATTGGATTGGCCATAAAGATTTTAAAGACACCATCTAAACCTTTCATTGCATTACCAGCTGCACCAGCAGGACCAGGTAATGAGGCTAATTGATCATCAAACTGACTAGATTGAAATTTAGTCTTTTCTAAACTTTCTTCGAGATCATCTAATTGACCACGAAGTGCTTTAAACTTTACTTTATCACCAGCAGCAGCTGCTTTTTGCAATTCTGTTTGCGTTTGGCGAATCTGTAATTGTAATTTAGTAAATGAATCTTTAGTGTCGTCGTTTTGTTTAGCCTGTTTTTTACCAGACTCAGATGTTTTATTTTGGGCTTTCTGTACATCTTCGTTTTCTTGCACTAAATTACCCATCACTTTATTTAAATCTTCAACAGATTTAATTTCTTGATCGATACCATCTATTTTAAAGCTAATATTAACTACTGCCATTTGTGTAATTGTGTTTTCTATTTAGAAATATAAAAGAGTCCGCTATTGAAACGGACTCTTGTTTAATTTTTTTAGCAAGTAGCTCCCCATATAATTCTATGTTGACCACCGAATGCTGTTAGTGTTCCGTATATTGCACCTGGACAGCTAATAGTTGTGTCAAAACCAGGATCTAAAATAATATTGTCGTATGTACCATCACAATTTTGCCATTGTACTTCTACTTGGAATTGAGATTCGTTAATAACGCTAACTTCTCTACAATCACCTACTGGTATTGGGTCGCATATACCATTGGCATTTGCATAGTTTTGTCCATCGTTATTAAAGTTTGCATCAGCTATAGCATCTGCATCTGCTTGTGAAATATTTGAAGTGTATGTATGATCATAAAATACAGAAGAACCAGTATAACCACTTGGACAATCATTTTTAGTAAATGTACCAGATCTGTATGCTGAATATGTAATAGGCGGTGTAACTGTACATGTACCATTGGCATTTGCATAGCTTTGACCATCTGTATTAAAGTTTGCATCAGCTATAGCATTAGCATCTGCTTGTGAAATATTTGAAGTGTATGTATGATCATAAAATACAGAAGAACCAGTATAACCAGGCTCACAATTATTTCTGGTAAATGTACCAGATCTGTACGCTGAATATACTACACAAACTGCATTAATAGCTTGATTTATGGTACAACCAGCTGCATCAGTTACAGTTAAAGAGTATGCCGCGTCTGGCACACCAGTTAAATTTTGTGTAGTTGCTCCATTAGACCATAAATAACTAAAAGGTGCAGTACCACCAGATAAAAATGATGTGATATTATTAGAATTCGTACCATTACAACTATGAGATAAATTTAGTTGCATCTGCGGTGAATTTGTAATCGACCAAGCCTGAGATACAGTTCTACCAGCAGCATCAGTGACTACCACTGCATATAAACCAGCTGCAACGTTAGTTATACTAGGTCCAGTTAAAGATGGTTGGTTAACTCCATTTTTTGTCCACACATACGTGTATGGCGACGTACCACCAGTTACGGAGATTTGTACAGTACCACCGCTACCGCCTGAGCATGCTAACAAATCTTGATTTACTGTAATAATTTGTAAAGGTTGAACGAGTGCAAAGTTTGTTAATTTAATCAAGTCGACTTTAACAGGTGCTAAATTACCTACAGGTGCATCATAGATTTTTTGTATGCGCCAATATGCATTTTCAACCCAAATAACATCATCAAATGTAATAGATGCTAAATCTACTGCATCTAACATAAAATATGCTGTTAGTTTTCTTGCGCTTGGATCGTATAAAGAATCTATATAGGCTTTCCAATATTTGTCATAAACAGACGTACCCAACAAACCATTATAACCTGCTACTTGATCACCATAGTATGGCGCTTCAACTTCCCAGTTTAGATTTACATCTTCTGCAGTTGGAGGCCAGTTTTCGTGGTATGAAACAATTGGCGCAACGTCAATTGGTTGATTTGTTTGTAAATGCCAATTTGTTGTAAGTGTTTGAATACCATTATAAAACATTAACCTAGGTTCTATTTCTATAGGTATATGTCTTGTAACGTTATCTTTGGTTTCTTCTTTGTGTAACTGTGGTACAATCCAATTTGATGTTGAAACGCCACCTTCAATTTGTTTAATTGGTGTAGGTGCAAATGGATTTGTATTGTTACGATCTCCATCAATTAATTCATTTTGTGAATCGTAGATATAACGTCCAAATGTTTCACCAAATATATCTTTGTTTTGTGTGTTTAAAATATCTTTACCTTCAGAATCTGAAAATGTAATAGTAGATGATTGAGAATAAAAAACAGGTTCAATTGTTAAATCTCGAGAGTAATCTAATTTTTTAGTCCAATCAAATAAATCACCTTGACCAATATAAACATACCATGGTTCAATAATAAATTTGTTAGGATCTAATAAACTTGGTACCATTACTAGTCTAAAACGATTTAAAATAGATTTAATAAAATCAATTTGTTTTATTTTACTCGATAAAAGATCTGCTACAGACTCACCACCTGGTGCAATATTACAGAAAAACTGACCATTATAAGTTGCATTAGTTGGTTGCGCTACGCCTAAAGATTGTACATATCCACGAATTGTAATTTGATCACCTGTATTTAATAAAACAGATGTAGGCAATGCAACTGAAATGTTTTGTATAACTTGACCGTTATTTTGAGCAAACGTAGGAAATTGAGTTGCAGCTATAGACGTACCATTTTTAAAAATATCTAAATGGATTATACTTTCACCTGCAAGACCAGAATTAGTATATCTAATAGTTCCACTAGAATTAAAATTATAATAACCAGCTTGAGGTGCAGTGTATACGCCTGATGTAGGATTATAAACATTATTAAAATCATTTATTTCCGTGTCAAATATTACAATTGTAGATATACCAGATGCTGAAATAAAAGTGTTAATAGATGTGTATGCATTCATAGTATTACCAGAACCCACAATTACATTAGTTGAGGCTTCATTACCAAAAGCAGACAAATAGATTTTTTTAAAAAAAGCGCTAGTTAAAAAATTAGATTGATACGTATATGGCGTCTGAGCAAAAATAGCATCAAAAACAGATTTAACTCTGATCATTGGTCTCATCTGATACACAGATAAAGGATGCGCACCTTGTGTAAATCTTTTTGGACCAGTTAAGTTAACTTGGCTTTCATTTGGTTGACCGCTCGAATCGTATGTGTTACCATAATCAATTAATGGATAAACAATATCACCGTTAAAAATACCAGTTGCAGGATTATTAGGATCTGCATTCCAAGAATCTATAATTAATTGTCTAGATTGGATGTGATTATATTGGCTCAAGTCTAAATTAGACAAGTAACCTTGACCTACAGCAGAAGCAAAGTCTCTAACTTCACCTAAAAATAGGGTTTCGTAATCTACACTATCTAAAAGTTTATCTACTATAACTCTTTGTAATCTAATTTGACCATCTTTAAAAAAGACTGAATCAACAAAGATTTCTGCAGCAATTTTTTTAGTTACATCAAAGTCAATGCCATTAACATTAAACCACCATTTAAAGAACACGTCATTTCTTGTTGTTGATGGTAATCTAAAAGCACGCGAAAAAGCAGATTCAATCGAACCTGCTTCTGTTATTGACTCTGCTGATAAAGTTATTTTAATCGGATCTGTCTCGTATAAATCTAGTTCATACTTGATATTAGTTTTAGGATCGTAAACAAATAATTGAACCATATTATGAGCGTTGTGTTTTATATTTAGCGTCTGCTAAAAATTCAAAATTGTATTGATATAATTTATCTGTAGCTCTACGTTTAGGAGTTACGTTAGGTGTTGTAATAATACCTTTGATTTTTTGTAAAGCATATTCATCACCAGATGCACCAGGATATATGTTATCATATGGCATGCCAGTATTTAAATATGCTGATGGACTATTAAAAGCTTGTCTAATTAACGTCTCACTATAGTCGTTTAAATAATCTGTAGCGCACTGAAATGTAATATTCGAATCTGATTCATACACGTGGTTTGATTTAGCTGCCCAACCAGATGCTTGTTGATTTGGATTATTGGTAAAAAGTGTTGGCTGGTTTTGACTAGTCCAAGTAGACTTTTTAGTGTTATAATTAACTTTTACATTTTTTAAATTAATAACATCCCAACCACCAACTGAATTCAAGAATATCAATTGACCTGGCTTTTCTTTTGTGCTTGATTGATCATCAAATGTAGCACATGTATCTTTATAATTAACTCTATATGCTGCAATTGGTACTATACCAGCGTATTCAGCAATAGAAGTTTGAGAAGCACAGTTTAAAGGACCTGTGTATGGTCGACCACAATTTTGAGGATTAGAAAAAGCATGTGCTGTTACCCAAGCGTGTGTTGCATTGATTTCATTAGGTGCTGCATTATAACTATAACCCATTGAAAGTACACTATAAGCTGGATTTATTGTTATCGATGTGTTTGATACTATAGCTGTTGGTTGTCCACATGTTGTTAATGGGCCCCAACTATTTGAAGATGCACCTATACCAGTCGTTGTAGAAGTTGCCCATGTTGTTGCAATCAATTGATTACCATTAAAATACTGTGTTCTAAATGCAAATATGCCATACACAGTAAAAGGTGAAGTTCTATCACCGTATGCATTTGATTGTGAAGAGCTCCATTGTTGTACATACATTGGCACTATAGCACCTTGTAGTCTTGGTAAGTCGACTTGTGGAAATTCATAAGAACTATTATACACGGCCCATGTGATCGTAGGATCTTGTGCTTTAGTAATCCAGTTTGGCTGAAAAGATAATAAACCTTGATTAGTTGATGTTGTTAAACAATCAATACAATTTGTTGGTAATTGATCATTTTTAAACCAAGACATTTGCTCATCTATAAACAAAGGTTGCGCAAAACCAGTTACACCGTTATAACCAATATTTTGTCTAGTGCTAACAGTAGGATCGACTTCAACATTATCAATAACACCAGATATCATTACATAATAAACTACACCCCAACTTTGTAATCTATCTTTGATTATATTACCTTGAGTTGCATTCGAATCTATTTCGTTATCTGTAACATACGCCTTTAAATATGCTGCAGGATCGAAGTATAATTTACCATCTGGATTTGCAGGTTGTTGTACTTCTGCAATGGTTACGCCATTTGCAATCACTCTAACTCTGAATTTATAACCAGCTTGTAATGCAGATGCACCAGTTCGAGAAGCTGTTATTAATAAATTACCATAAATTGGTTGATTAGGCTCTTGGTTATAACCACCTTGTTGTTCAATAAGTATTGATGCCATTTTTAATTTATATTATTTAGGTCTTGTTGTAATAATTGGTCTAATCTTGTTGCTACTTGTTGTTCTAATTGTTGAAGATTAAAAAAATGTTGAGCTGGTATACCAAATTGACGTGTTTTAAACGTATATTTTTCACCTGATGTTGGTTTAGGATCAATGCCTTCGGGTACTGCAATACCTAAAGAATCTTCTGTACCAGATACGCCATAGTTTTGAAACATACCATAATAAAGCATTTGAATCTTTAATTGATTTTGATCTACGACAGCTTGTAAACTCGATTTGAGTGCACCTGTATCTTCTGGCGCTATAGCTTTTAGTTGCGCAACTAATTCACCACCAATGGTTAATAGATGTGCATCTAAATTATTTAACTGTTGGCCAAATTGACCAAGTGCTGATTCGAATTGTTCTACTGTCATAATTAATATGGTACGTCACATGCGTTTAATCCACCAGGAATTGTTATTTCTATAGTTGCTGTAACACCTGCAACCCAATCATCAAAGCGTTCTTTAAATGTAGTAATCTGACCAATGTTAGATACAAACCAAGATTTGTCTTCTGAAAAATACATTTGCGCTAACAAGTCTGTAACGTATAATTCACAGTCAGATTGCACTTTTAAATAATTAGCCATACCATCTATTTCTGTCTCTTTAACAGCTAATTGATCCATGACAATCATATTGAATGAATAGATTTTCTGATTATTTTGAAGCTTGTGTGGATTAGGCACTAAAAAAACGTATGGATAATCGACAGCATTAGTTATGTACTGACCAGCCACTTCTGTGGTGTTCTGGTTGATTCTGATATCTGACAAGTAGCCATATCCAAATTGAGCCAACTGTGGGTGTTGTTCAACTAAAATTTTAATCTTGTTAATGGTATCTAAATATGTCATCTTCTTGTGTTTTGTTTAATTTTATCTAATTCTCTTTGTCTGCGTTGATTATCTTCTTTGCGCCAAGACATAAAGTTTAATGCATTTCTAAAAGGTTGCTGTGTAATAGTTTCCATTTTTAGTATATCTTCTTGTGCTAGATTAACTAGAACAGAATACCAAATTCTTCTAGGATCTGGCGCTTGACTCTCTTCTTGCTCTTCTTCTATTTCATTATCATAGACTTCGCCATCTGATAATAAACCCTCAAAGTTTCTATAGACTTGTTTGCGCCAGTTTGAAATTTGCTGTAAAGCTTTTAGTGCTGCAGGCATTTCTAACGTTCTATCCTTGTCTGTAAATTTTTCTATAATTTGATGCAGTGATTTAACAGCGCCATCATACATAAAAATATCAAGGTCTATAAAATCACCAAATGTCATGTCATCTAGTGGTTTAACTTGAGCTTTTTCATGTTCACCATATTCAAGAGCGTATCTAATAAATGAAACACCTAATTCTAGGGTTTCTTCAGGCGCATCTCGTAATTGAATTTCATCAATATCTAAAGCTACAGCTAGAATTTTAGGCCAATATTGCTTTTCATTCATGTCAAAGCGGGCTATCTTTTGCCACTTTTCTACCGACATGGTATTTAGTCTATATGTCTTTGAGTTAATTACAACATCAATCATTACTAGTAAATATAAAACACTGATAACATGAATTATGTATTATAATTTTATTCCGCCAACAGTATATGATCCTCTATTTTGTTGGACTTTGCGACACTGGTTAGCTATAGCTAATGACATAACACAGTCATCGTGTAAACCGTTTGGCGCTGAGTATTGTATAGTTCTGGCTTTAGGTGAATAGTTGTATGAGAATACATCTAACTCAAATCTGAGATGCGTGAATAGTTTATTTGATGGTATTTTAACCTTTTGAGCATTAAAGTCCATAATTAGGTTTTCAATAATCATTTGTTTACTTTGACTAGTCGTTGCAAACGGTTGAGTATTGCGCCAAGTCTTTTTAATTTGTTCGACTATAACATCACCAATAGAATTGCTTTCAACTAATAGCTGTGCATTCCACTTCTTGACTATTTCAAGCACTCTGGCGATCATCGTTGACCAATCCTTTTGGTTATCTCGGTAGATTTCTAAAACTTGACCAGATTCATCTATAACTGTCAGGACTGTGTAGTCATTAGCTCGACCTAGGTCTAACCCAGCAAATACACGCCCATTAACTCGAGGCCATGTTGAGAATTCACATGCATCTAAATTATTAAAGACAGTATTACCTGAGTCCTCGAAATACGCTAAATACTCTGCATTAAAGATGTGTTCTGGTAAAGTAGTTCTCGCTTCTTCAATCTCTTTTTTATTGACAAATGGATTTTCTTCATAATTCATGGTAGCTGAAACATAGTCTGGATGATCTAGAGATTGACCTAAATTATACAAGTCATGAAACCAGTTTTTGCCTCGAGGTGTTGAAATAAACAAGACTTGTTTACCTTTAACTAATAGGATTGGTTTAACTACAGCTGACCAAACTGATTCTGACATGTAAGCTGCTTCATCCATAATACAAAAATCTGCAGTTAAACCCCTCATTGAGTCTGGTCTTTCTGCAGATTTAAATATGACTTTGGATTTGTTTGTAAATCTAATAATGAATTCAGATTTGTTGGCATCTTTAATTATTTTCGAGCCTTGCAAACCATCGATGAGTTCTTCAAATGGTCTTTTTAATTGCGAATAAACTGGTGCTACAACTAAAATCACAGCGCCTGGATTATTAATAGCCCAATAACATATTAGTTGTGTAGCTAAAAATGATTTACCTACTTGTCTAGATGCATTAACAACAATATATTTGGTGCCAGCTTTTACGTGTTCGACTATTCGTTCTTGACCTTTATGTAATTCTGCGCCTAATATTTCCATTTATGATATGTTGTTTATAGTCTCATCTAAATCAAAGTCTTGTGGCAATTCTATAGTTTTACCAAATGTAAATTTAATATCCAATTGACCACCTTCAGCGCCTGTTAATTGGTGTTGTTGTAATCTTGGCAAGAATCTTTCAGAGATCTTAATAATCAACTCAACTGCACCTTTAGGATCCGTTAGAGCTACTCTATCAATATACTCAGAGATCTGTGGTAGTTTTTCTTCAAGCAATTGCGCAAAGACCTCACGTGTTCTACGAGTAATTATATTAGGTGAACCTGGTTTACGTCCTGGTCCATGCCCCGTTTCTTCATTATACTTTAATATATTTGGTGTACTAGACATTCTTCTTGCGTGTTTTTTTAGGTTTAGCAGCTAGTGTTTTAACTACTGCGTTTAAAGTCATCAAATACTTTTCAATATCTTGACATGTTACGCGCGTTTGGGTTTCTGTTGAAGAGACGATCCATTGGCCTTCTGCTTCTTGTAAATAAAATGTGTTCATATTATAAATATAATTTTTATAAATTTGTTTTGATCCAATCTTTAAACTCATTAACTGCAATAGAGATTGAAGTTCTTGCAATGCCAGTTGATCGAGCTAACTCTGAATAGTTTGATGTCTCAAGATAAAGTTTAAATAACTGTGCTCGGTACCAAAGTGCTGGATCTTTTGATGCTAAAGCTGTAGCTAATAAAGTTTCGATGTTCACAATTGTAACATCTAATTCATAATCGTAATGATCTTCAACTGTCTTCGCGCCGTCGTTGGTTAATCCAACCATTCGACCTTTTTCTCTATAAATGGTATGATACTCTGAGGTTGAAGATCTGTAAGCATTCATCATGGTTCGAACTATAAACCATCTAGCTCCACCGTCTTCAACTATGGTTTCTCTATTTTTATGCACTAAAAAGACCTCAATCACATAATGTGCGAGGTCCTCGTAGTCTTTAGTACCAGCTATGTTTTTAGACCATTCGAGTATTGCTACATAATTATCTGAGATCCATTTATTGGCTATCATTAATTTGATATGCCTCAAATGCTACGCGTAACTTGTCAAGCGTTGTGCGTTGACAAGCGCCGCAACCATTCGGGCTTTTTGTTTCGTTAAAGGTTTCGTTATAAATCCTGTAGAGATCTAACCAATCCTCTCGTTTAATTGACACTCTACCGTAAAGGTATTGCTTGTGTTCGAGTAACCATTGATAATTAATTTCTGTCATAGTTATGAGTTTAATTTTCTGTCAATCCATTCAGCTGTAAATGAAATAGTGCCTGAGATCATTAGACACTCTAGGGCGCTGTGACCATTTAAACCAGATATTACTACGCCAAACCAAAATCCTGTGCACAGGCAGCATCGGGTGAATTCATGTGTTATATTAAAGGCTTCTCTGATCCAGTTATATGGTTTAGAGTTTAACAGTACTGCCCAAAAGGCAGCTAGCATTATCGATTTAATTAATAGTTCCATAGTTAAAAGTAATTTTTTAGGTTGTTTTCATGATGCATCTCAAAATCTTTTAAAATTTGTAAATGCTCATAAGCCTCGTGTTCGTGACAATGTTTTTTTAACCAATCCAAGCATGCAAGTTTAGGCATATTAAAGTCTAAACTTGCATTGTTAATTAACATGTAAATATAATTATAAACATCGATGCGCTGAGGTATTGTCATAGCTTTATATTGATTGTATGTAAAATCCAAATAAAAGTCTTCAATCTCCATCATTTAGTCTCAGTTTTTATATTTATCTTCTTTTGGTTTTATTACTTTGTTGTAGTACCATTCTTTTTTCTTTTGTAACATACGCTCTTTGTTTTTTTCATACCATTCTTTAGCTTGTTGCTGTTTTAAACTTTTAGGTTTAACTAGTTTTGGTTCTGGTTCAGGTTTATCTACACGACTATAAGAGATATGATGCTTGGTAAAGATATCGTTGTAGATAGGTGCTAAAATATGAGTGACAGAAATCTTTGAAGACTTGTTATAACTTTTTAAATTTGTAGGTCTAATGATTGCAATCTCTGTAATTTCTTGTGTTTCATCAACATTAGCTAATCTTCCTAACAGATAGGACCACAACAGAGCAGCTTTTTGTGACAGATCGTATTCTATACACTCAGTATAAATTGATCTTCTCCTGACGTCTCCCATGTGTTCTGCTGCACAACGTAGAGTTACTTTAGCATCTAATCCTCTGATGGTTTCAATTAGGCCTAAATCTTGAAGTTTTTTAGTCTCTTGGTGTGCTTTGCCTTGTGGTGCATTATAGTTAACTGTATCGATATCATCCGTGTACATTTCAAAGTAATGATCTGGTCCGTAGATGCCTGCAAACTTTGTGAGTAATCCTATGAGTAGAACTTGGCCTTCTTTAGGGTTAGTTGAGAGCCATTCTGAGTAACTTGATGGTATGTATAGTTTCATTTTTATTTTATTTATGGGTTTTAGACCAAGTTAAATTATCTACGTGGTTGTTTTCTCTGTTACCGTCTATGTGTTTTACAAATCTACAGTTTTCTGTGTTGTCTAAAAAGTTTAGGGCTACAAGACGATTAACATATTCACCAGTTGGTATACCTAGCATTTTAGGAGATCCTGGTTTACCTTTCCAAAATTGGTTAACTTCTCTTTCACTAATCAATGACATGTCATCTCTGTAATGTTTTAGGATTACTCTACCATGATCTGAGATTAACCACTCTGATATCCCTACATATTCTGTTTTTGTACCATTGCTTTGTGGTACTCTATAACCGTAAGGTTTCTTTTTAAATGTTTTGAATTGTTCTGCTTTCATAAATTATATATTATTTTTATTATTAATGTTTAAGTTTGTTTTATAATATGGACAAAGCCGATGGACAAAGCCCACCAGAAACCTCTGCTCGGGTGCAGGGTACCCTCTCTATAGGGTTTATTATATCCTCCTAATGGTTTCCCCCAGCTTTGTCCATTTTATATACTTTTTCTTTAAAAAAGAGAGATAAAGATATAATAGAGCGCCCAAACAGCATTTTTTAGTGGACAAAGCTGTGGACAAAGCTCGGACAAAGCTGCTAAAAAGATGACAAAGCTGATACTTTTTTACGTACTTTGTCATCTTTTTTACACTTCGAAGACATTTGCGAGGTCCTCGGTGGTCTCTAAAGTTTGAATATTTTTAAAATCTCGATTGATTTTGAAGTAATCCATCTTGCGCTTTGTCCATTTTCCATCAGTATTTTTTAAAATATCAAGGCTATCAGGTACAGGTTTTCTCTCACCAGAAGGTGGTGTCATTTTAAATTCTTTTAGTAAAATATCTTTTAATTGATATGTTGTAGCCATAAAATTATCATCACACACATAGGACTTTAAAGATTTTAAATCAAAGTAACAGAATTCTTCATTTGGATTTTCCTCAAACCATTCTAAAAGTCTTTCTTTAACAGCGTTATAGCCTACAGATCCACTGGCATTTCTGGCTACTTCTTTATGTAATGTCCAATACTCAGAAGGATGAAACCATAAACGCTCTTTACTTTCAGTTCTTGAAGGTTCGAATTGATTGTCTAAATAATATAAAAACGCTCCAACTTCTTGACGTAATATCTGAGTAAAGTTCTCATGCTTTTCTGGTTTACCAATTCTGCGAATCCAAAAACGAGTAGCTTCACCATCCATTTTAATAGGCGTCATATCGTTTGAGAACATCATAATCTTGGCAAAGTATTCAGTCTCAGCAGCATTAGCATATAATTGTTTACATGGTATTTTACCGCCAGTTGAAGTAACCATATCTTTGATTTTATCAACTACTAATTGTGGATTGACTGATTTATTACTACCATGTTGGCTAGATTCTTCAATAATAATATCTTGTACACCAACTACAAACGCGTTTTCGTCTTTTTCTAAACGCTGCATTTGTATCTTAACTGCATTAGCAAAACACATTTCTTGGTGTAAACCGATAGTTGATTTACCAGCGTCTTCATCACCTACTAAACATAATGCAGGTAATGCTTGAGTTGGTCTGTGTCTTTTAACCCAATAGTATTCTAAACCCAGTTCATATTGTTCACCGAAGATGTGCTTTAATAAAATTTTTGTCATAGACCAATCGCCTTCTTCTATTTTAACATTTGGAGTTTTAAAAGTATTGTACTTGTTATTCTCGATACGTCTATTAGGATCAAAATAATTGGGTTTATAACCTTCAGATGAAAAGATATTTGGAATATGACTCGGAGATATATCCCTACCTGGAAAACGTGCTTTAAAACCAGCTTGATTATACTTAACTTGTTCACCATTAGGATAGATTAGATAAATGTCAGGTCCAATCCATGCATAATTATCTAGGATTCTATCATAGGCCTCGCCTTCAGTGTCAGTACTTGTATCTGTCGAAGAGTTAGATCTTTCTGGTGTCTTTTTAAAGAATTTGGGATCACATACTTTAATCCACATAGTTTCTATATAATTACCAATTTTTTCACTCCACGTGCCTTCTTTTAAAACGCCAGCACATTTCTTTAAACGATCTTTATCAACATCTGTTAAACGATCATTAGTTAGATCCTTTAACCAAATATCTACGATCATACGAGATGCTTTCCACCAATTAATAGTGTCTTGTAATGTAGATTCATCAATAGGATCCATACTCAAATAAAGTGTTACATCATCTTTATCAGCCTTGATACGTCTAATGTCTACTTTATCAATAATTTCTTCTTTTGATGGTAATCTATGATGTTCTAATTTAAATTTGATAATACTCCATGCTAATGCTTTAGCTATAGGATCATTGTAAAAATCTGGAATAGAAACTTGAGACCATACATTAGGATTATCTAATGCATGGTTAATCAAAATTCTATCAGAGTTCTCTTGTAAATACGTCATACTTTTATTTTATTTTTTTACATTTAAAAATTGTTCAATTAAAAATTCAGCGACTTGCATATCATGATATTCTTCTGTAAAACAGATACCCGATAAATCTAATTCAAGATTATCAAGACATAAATGTGGAAGTACTCTAAATACTGGTGTGATTTCCATCTCAGTACCTTGATAGTATGGGACTTGAGTATTATATACTATTTCTGGGTTTACATCTCTAAAAGCATGAGAGTCTAATTTTGAGTTGGTTGGTTTTCGTTTTTTTGTCATAATAATTAAATTTTATTTATTTGTTTGTTTTATTTATATATAAAAATAAATTTATGTTTCAACACATTTTGAAAATTATATTATAATATTACATAAAAAAGGCTGAACAGAACGTCCAGCCTTAAAAAATAAAAGAAAAAATATTATGAGAGCATCATGATGCTTGAGATACTATTTATACCAATCTATTTTGATTTGTTTCATAAAAAAAGCCAGAGGGACTAGTTCTGGCTTTTTTATAAAGAAGTTTGGATATACGTCACATTCAATACGCGTACTGCTCTTAGCAAATTTAAAAAAGGCGTGTCCTTTTCACGCGTTTAAATTGTGAATAATATATAAAGGTTATATAGATGAATAAAAATTAGTTTCAATAAAAAAGCCGTTAGATGATGAGATACTAACGGCTTTAACATAATAAAATAACAAATAAAATATGTAATCAATGTTGGCACAAATCATTACATAGTATTTATACTAAATAATTTTGTAGAGTTTTAAAATTATGAAACTGTTACAGAGTCAATCCAAATATATTTGCCTGGTAATCCAGCAGCATCAATACCCAATCCTATGTATGAATTTAAAAATAAAGTAGCATAATATGCATCTAAACCTGTGTATGTAACATCTGTCCATTCAGTGCTAACTGTTTTAGTTTGTGCTGAAAGTGGTATTACTTGCGTTGATGTATTATACAATCCGTATTTTTGACTAGATATTAAAGAGAAAACAACAGATCCTGCTGTTGATGATTTACATCTAACAGTTATTGTTTTTGCTGTTAAAGAATCAACATATAAAGACTCAATCGGACATATTGGATATCCACCTAGAAAAATCAAAGATTTACTAACTCTCAAAGAGTTTGTGCCTGTACTGTATTGTGTAGGATCTGCAAAAATGATTTGACCAGTACCTAATATAGTTTTTTCACCTTCTTGATCTTTAATGTAACCTGTAGGTTTAATAGCGTTTAAAAAGTTTTGATTGGTTAAACCAGCATTTATACTTTGAAAACCACTATTATCTGGTGTATCGATATTTTCAATATTTTGAGTTGGTAAAATATATTGCGCCATACCCAAAGAACCAAAATACATGCTAGCTTTATTTGAACCCAATTTTGTAATTGAACCATTTAAATATAATACAGCTCCAATTGAAACTATATTATTATATTGTATTCCCGCAGCAGTACTAGATACAAATAAATTATTTAAAACGGTATGAGCTGAAGGAATTAAATTTTGATTACTCGACATTGGGTTATTACCGCCAAATGATTTAGCGTATAAATTTTCAATTTTAACAGCAGATCCTATATTTCCTACAGAAGCATTTCTTTGTGACCAAACATTCATATATGATAAAGCTGGTGAACCATCTGCATTTATTTGCGGTGTTTGTATTTGAGCAAATGGTGCATTGGTTAAATAGGCATCTTTAGCTATATACGCTGGGTTAGTATGATCTTTAGCTTGTGCTGTGTAAATATTTAGTGAATTTAACATGTGCAATGCTGCAATAGTGCCTGGGAAAAAGACGTGTGAAACTGCAGATGAACCCGTTAAACCGTTAGACAAATGCACTAACATAAAACGATCCATGTACATGTTAGGTCCCTGTGGACCAGAAAAAGCTGTACTTGATTGAGCAGATGCAGATGATGTAGAGTGATAAACCATTGCAGTCCAACCCGTTTGTTCTGTAAAGTTATTAATCCAACCACCTCTAATATCAAATTGTGATTTAACAAGTGTAGTTACTGAGTTTATATTCTCAATCGTGATGTTAGTTGAATTTGTAAAATAATGATTTTGAGTTAATTTACTCAAATTTACTGCAACACCATCTCTAATATTTGGACTAGATGCAAGTGTTAAAGTAGTTGCAGTAACAGAAAAGACTTTAAAGAAAAACTTTTTATCACCATAATCAACATCATTATATGTAATTATATCACCAGGATTAACTAAACCCACCAAAGATTGTGAAGTAGTAAAAAAACTACCACCTGAAGCAGTTGCTGTACCAGGAAGGGCTGTAAAGCCTGAACCAGCTACTCTGATTTCATCTCCTTGTGTACCTACTTGAATAGCTTTAACAATAGTTTTGTATGGTGCTGCGATAGTTCCTAAACCAGTTGTATCATTACCATTTATGTTGTCTGTATACCAAATTGCCATTGTTACTTAATATTTTTATTTATAAAATTTACACACTCATCTAGTGTGCCATTGAAAACTACCAAAGATTTAATACTATCATTTGAAGTACTCACACTAACATAGAAAAAATCTGGTGTTTCGTGCACATCATATATGGTTTCGAAATCTGGTGTTGTATCTGAATAAACTATCATTTTTTAAAATTTATTTTAAAGGCGGATGTTCTATATTGATTTGTTGGTTCGTTTAATTCTAAATTAAAACTGCTAGTTAACCATTTAGCAACCGTAACAACGCTTCTTTGCCAAACTAAAGTAGTGGCTCTATACACAAAATTTATGTCAGTGCCACCTCTTTTTAGGTCTGTTATGTTATTTATTTGTCTTTTAATGTCTGCCATTATTCAATAAAGTATAGTATAGTTGCTGAATATGTACCTAAAGCATTGTATTCAGCTTGAGTACCGCTCCAGATGTTTGAGATTGTGTTAGGACCAGACGAAGTAATAGTATTAGAAGGTGAAATTCCGCTTGTGCCAGAAGAGCCTGAAACACCGCTGGTGCCATCTAAACCATTATTACCTGCAGCACCTTGTGCACCTTGTAATCCATTTACACCGCTTGTGCCGTTAGCGCCTGCAACGCCTTGTGCACCTTGTAGTCCTTGTGGTCCTTGTGCACCTTGTAGTCCTTGTAGTCCTTGTGCACCTTGTGGTCCATTTTGTCCAGGTTGACCTTGAGCACCTTGATATCCAATAGGTCCTTGTGCACCTTGTGGTCCATTTACACCACTAGTTCCAGATGCTCCTGTTAATCCAGAGCTACCAGAACTACCACTAGTTCCAGCTGTTCCACTTATACCGCTACTGCCACTAATTCCACTTGTACCAGATACACCGCTAGTTCCACTTGTACCATTTAAACCAGCACCAATTACTTGTGCGCTTGAAAAGTCTTGTTCACCATACCATTTGATAGCAGCATTAGCTCCACCTCTGACTTGCATAGGTAGATTTTGACCAGTACCATCTTGTAGGTTTTTAAAAGTTGAATCCAAAGCATTTTCATCTTCGGTCTTGATCATACCATCGTATGTCTCGCTTAATTTTTTGTTGTGTAAACTACCCATGTTAGTTAATGTTTTTTATACCTTTTAATCTTGTTACAGCGTCTATTGTGCCTTCGACACCAATATAAACTGCTGCTATTATAACCCAAGCGTCACCATCTAATTTACCCATAAATAGGGCTGCAGCAGAAGTAACAAAAACTAGTAATTTTCTACTAATCCACTTTGAAGTTATTTTATCAATCGTTTCCTTGCTCATTATTGTCGTATAACTCTTTTTTAATCTTGATCATCGTATAGACAAAAACAGACAGACCAACTGCTATTTTTACTATCAAATCTAGATCAGTTAGACTAAATGAAAATGCTGCTGCATTCCAGCCTATAACAGAGTCATCTACTATTTTTTTGATCATCACGTTTTAAATATAATTTTAATTTTTTAATATTAGTTTTTGTCGATTCAGTCGTTAATCGATTAACCCCAGGTTTGTTCGTCGTCGAAACATTCATCGCACTGCCATGCTGAATTGTCTGCATCATAAGATTTTTTTGATTTTGGAATTACTAACCCAGAAAAATATGGGCTTTGTTTTTGTGGTTTAACACCTGTTACACCAGGAATATCATATTGTGTAAATAATCCTGGATTCTCATATAAAAATAATCTCAATCTTTTATCATAATACTCTGCAGTATCTAAAACAGTTTGGCGTAACCATTTAACTTCATCTAAAGTAGTAGAATCTGCTGTTTCTGATTTAGGTGCTAGTATAGATGCATTTGTTAATTTGTACTTTAAAGCTGGAATAGCCAAATAAAGCGCGTAGTTCATTAACATTTGCGCAATATAATTGTTTAACAAATCTTTTTCTTTTTGTACTAAATCATTATTAGTTACACCTTCTTTTAATCTATTGTAAAATTTAGTGCCTAATGACTGTTCTAAATAGAGATCTTGTGCATTAAAGACAAAAGGTACAATGTCATCGACTTGTACATTATCATCTAATGCTGTCCAGTTTTTTATTTTATTTTCTGATATTAATAA